ATTGGACATATCTGTCATTGATTTTTGCTGCACCTACTTCAGATGTGGCGATTTCGATGTTGATGGTGTTCGGTATGTTTATCACATTAGTGTTTGCAATACGAAACACGCTCTCTAGTTTCTTTATGAGAAGAGTTCTCAATAGACGTGAAAGTTTGTTACATAGGCACTTTGCAGTGGCGACAGATAACATGGCTAGCGCTCAAGCTGACTATGATGCTGCCGTCAAGTACTTTAATGAACACCCTGTACATTCACGTTATTGGAAAACTTTTGTCAATATGGGAGTTATTCTTGCAGTTCAAAACTACTTTGATGAATTTCCTTGTACAGTTTGTGGGTTATATCTTTTATTTATCTCGCCAACTGTAACTAGTCTTTTCCATGATGAAGGCTTACGAGATTTCTTTTTCCGCAGAGCACCCGATGATGTTGTTATACCTCAGACAGTGCCACCTGTGGGTCCTAGAAGATTCGTACGCCCTAGGCCTGGTGTTGGAGCACCAGGTGCACCTGCGCCAAGTAATTCAAATGTACCTCCACCTACTGATCCAAATGCCGGTCCAGTACCGCCTCCTTTAGTACCAACTACTAGGATGCGTAAACTGGCAGGCGGGTTGGAAAGGTTTCTTGATGATGATAATGTTCGTGTGCCCTCTGCAGATTATGATAATTCCGATCCTCGTCTGAGAGCTCACTGTGATGTACCTGATTTTGTACCTCGGCAGTCTAATACGACGTCTACCACGGCGCCTTTGCCCCGAGTTCAACCAGGTTGTCCTGATCCTTATGATGGACTTTTTGACACTATTGAAGGTGGTGGCAAGAGACGAACCAAGTTGCGCCTTCGTGCAAAAAACATGGCTAAAGACTTGCGTTCACAGAGACGTTTGAACCATGATGAAAGTCATTCTTACATACGTCATATTGCTGCCATTTTGGCTAAGAGTCATAAGAAAGTCCGTTCAACTGATGATATGCGGCGTTATGACGCAGCAGAATGGGCTTTGGCGTCCGAATTTACAAATCCGGATGCAGGTTTCTTTGTCTTAATTAATAAAGATGATCCCGAAAAAGAGATTGTTTTTATGGATGAATTTAAAGACGAAGATCTAGCTCAAGCTGCTGCTGATTATTTGTCTTTGTTAGGAGTAATTGACGACTCTTATGGTCGTGTTTCTTATAAAAATGTTTTCCAGAGTGATCGCGAAACCTCGCGCCTTGCTCACAAGTTGGGTGCTGGTTTTGATGAAATACCTGATTGGGAGAACATGGACGATTATGTTGTTAACGACCATAATCGGAAGTGGTTTCACGCTCTTGTCGATCAATTTTCTGAAGATTTTGATGAAAATGATACAGGTGTAGATGTAAATACGCCTGAAGTTGAAAGTGCATTTGATGCACATGTTTTGCCTGCACCACCTACTCATTCTAATGCCGTCCAAAGGCTGGGTCCTTCACAAGGGCCTAATAAGAGAACTAAGCATAGGAAAGAAAGGGTGTTGCGGAAGAAATTGCGACAAGCCACTGCTATGGTTGGCCTCGTTGGAGGACAAGAAGATCCTAAAGATGAATCTTTTCCTGTGACGAGTCCACCTGTTGCGCGTCCTGTTGCTTCAACTTCAATTGTAAGAAACACCAAACGTGTTGAAAGTGTTTTGCCTGCGGGTGAGATCAAGAAAAGTTCCTCTGCACCATGTTATTGTTGTGCTTTTAAGAAAGATAACACGGTTATAGGAAATGGATTGGTCTTTTCCACAGGCATTCTCACTATGAAGCACGTTGTTAACGGTTCTAATTCAGTAGAGTTCTTGGGTAAAACTCTTCCAATCACTAATCATTTGAAAGGTAGTGATGGGATAGTGCTTTATCCTATGAGCTTTTCTGGGGCTGTTAATGGTGTTAAAATTTTAGATTGTTTTGCAAATAAAGATGTTGTGAATTGCACCGTCTTCAACTACGCTACCCGGGAATTCAGTACCGGTTCTTGCAGCCTAGTCGGCAGTGAGATTCATCACAGCTGTTCAACGATTGCTGGTTGGTGCGGATCACCCCTTATAAATGAACAAGGAAAAGTGATTGGTCTGCACTGTGCTGGCACACAAAATTATAATATAGCTTGTCCTATAAATGAAAATATACTTAAGTTTTTTCGTCAAGTGGAGGGGGATGACGCCTCTCCAATTGCTAGACCCGGGAAAACTAAATGCACAAGTGTGTCACGACAAGCAGTTAAACATAATGCTGGATCACCAGATCAAGAAGCTGGTGGACGACAACGTAGTAACGCCGGTCATGACGCCCGGGTTGCGACCGTTGCCGCCCAGTAAATTGATTTATGCACCTCCACTAGGAGTGACCCCAACCCTGGTGGATCAATTATGGGTCCCGGCCCTTTTGGATTCTATATCACTTGCGAATGGTTTGCTTAAGACTCAACATGAGCAGCCTGTTGAACTCGATTTGGAGTTTTACAGAGCTATTGAAGTCTTACAATCTGTTCTTGCACCCTTTTTTGTTGGTTCGCAAGTGGTTGATCCTCAAGTTGCAGCTACGTTTTTGGACAGAGCTAAAGCAGCTGGTCCTCCTTTTAATGTACTTTATGGCATGTCTAAAGGAGCTGTTTTAGATTCCGTGTCACCTGAAAGCCTTTACAAGAGTTTCCTTGAGGAAACACAATATTGTGAGGCGACTTTGAAAGATGAGCTGCGACCGCGTGAGAAGGAAGCCCGTTTCTTTGTTCCGTCAAATATAGCGACAGTCTTGGTTGGAAACATGTTGTTTCACGATCAAAATGAAAGGCTATGTACGGCTAGGCATTTTACACCAGTTAAACTTGGTTTACAAGTGCCAGGCTATGAAGCTTATCAGTTTTGGCGTAAAATACGTGAATCTGGCGGCGACTTTTACCAGTTTGATGGAGCACAACATGATGCACATTTTCCCCTTTGTTTGGCTGCTGTTTTGTGTTTTATACGCAAGAGTTTTTTGCCACAAGAGTGGCACTTTCTTGTTGATAGATATTACTCTACAGTTTATAATGGTTATGTTAATGTTGGTGGATACATTTTCCACGTGCCTATGCAAACTTCAGGGCAGATTTTGACTTCATC